AGCACCCGCTGAAAAATGGGGTATCTACATAGTGTGCAAGTTGGTTCGCTAAACCACCTCCGTCGTTTGACCGCTTACAGTTACCCGCAAGATCAGACTATTTCATAACCCAATTGGGCTTCGTGCGCTTCGAGCCGCTTGGCCCTACTCCATTTGGATAGTCGTTGCACGTTCCTCTTTCGAGGCTTCGCTCAAGATTGCCCTCGGTCGAGGGGTTCCCTTGAATTCACACGATTGTCAAATGTCGGTTTCCCGACAATGCCGCTAAATTAACGGTGCGATTGAGTAAATCACGTTCGATAAATCTTCGCGTATGGCAACCGACGAGTACGTCAAAGACGTATTTGTGGCAATAGCCATATGATTTACCTCTTTTTAGAGTTCCATTAAGTCCTCAATCATCGAAGCCGCGTCATCGACGTGACCTGTTTCATGAAGACGTTTCATTTTTTGCGCACGTAAACCCTTTTGAGTTTGTTTCTTCTCGGCACCTCTTCCGGATCGGATTACACGAGGCTTGCCTTTCAACTTCTTGCCTTTGACATCGGCTTTCTGAAGTCGATCGAACTGCATGGCCTTGTGTAATACGAGCAGGGATCGATGGTCGGATAGCGAATCGAGTTCTTCTTTTTGAAAACCTTGGGACACTGCGTAGTTCCGGATGCCTGTTGCGATTTCCACCTGCTTCTCGGCGTCAGCCCATTCGGGCATTGCCTCGACCATCTTGCCGTGCTCCTGTTGGAGCGTGACTTGATGCTGCTGTTGGAATTCGGACTGTGCACGCTGAATTGCTTCTGCCTGCTGTGTTTTCGTCGCCTGGATTTTGTTCTGGGCGTCTGCGAACTCTTGTCGGCTGATGGACCACTGCAACGGGTCTTCAACTTTGAGCTGTTCCCAATCAACTGACTGGTACTGCTCTAAGTTGGCCGTGGAGCCTTCGATAACTTGCTGCAAACTGTCTACGTACTGCTGGCGCTCTGCTTGAATCTGATGGTATTCGTTGGCCATTTGCTGCTGGGCATTCTCGAATTCCTTTCGTTGTTCAGACAGTGCTTGAGATTTCTTCGTAAACGAAGATTGCCGACTGTAGCCATTCATTAACTCGTCGAGGGTGACTGTTTGGGGTTCGCCGTCTACGCGGACCTCGTACAACAGTTCCTCTTCGGTTTCTTCTGACTCGTCGGGTTCCTCCGATTCCTCTTCAGATTCGTCTTCATCAGACGCCTCTAAAGGTTCCTCTTCGGATTCCTCGGATACCTCTTCGGTTTCTTCGGGGGCGGCTTCCTCGGTTTCTGGTTTCTCCTCTTTGGGTTCCAGTAACCCGAGTAATGCCTCTGTGGCGGCTTCAATGCCGCCGTCTAATTGATCTACGTCAGGTGCCGGTGCTGCTTGCGTGTCGGCCATGTGTTACTCCATAAAAAAACCGCCCGAAGGCGGCTTACGACGGAATTGTCGTTGGTTAAATAAAGGGTGGGCCGTGCTCGCGTAATTTCGCCATCTCTCCGGTTTCGATAATCGAGTGGATGTGACGGCGAACTCTTGCGAGAAGTTGTAGCCCAAGCCAGATTGATTCTCTGGCTTCTACTTCAGTGGATGCGCTGTTTTCCCAGCGATCCATGAGTTCGGTTCGTAAGGTGTCGAATGCTTCGGTTAGAAGTTCGTCATTGACGAGTGCTTGCGCCCGTTGCAATCGTAGTTCTGGGTCCACTTCTAATACGACATTTTTCGAGAAGTCTTTTTTCGATTTCCCGTAAACTTAGAAGCCCAGTTTTTGGCTTGGTCCAATCTCTTAAATATCCTGGTCTGCCCACCATAAGTTGCTTTGTAGGTCCCATCTGCCATTTTCATAATTGGCATTACGTTGCTCCTATCGCGACTGCGCGTTTCTGTTCGTCTTCGAGTTTGAGTTCGGCCATTTTTAACTGCGCATCAACTTGCGCTTCAGCGGCATCTTGCTGGAGTTTCTGTGCCTTCAGTTGTAGTTCGCCTTGTTTGATTTTCAGCTCCTCACCCTTGATCTGTACTTCCGCTTGCTTCAACTGGTCTTCTGGAGTTGGTTGCGGTTGCTGTGGTGGGATCTGAGAGGGGTCCGTTAGGAAATCTTGGTAATTAGCGAAGCCCATCGACTTGACGAGCTCTTTTGCCATCTCGTACATGTTTTGCTCGTTGACGATACGTAAGCCGCCTGCCATTGCCTGACTTGCGAACTGAATCAGCTGGGAAAGCATGGCCATCTGTTGGTCTTTTGAACCAAAGCCGATACCGGTAGAAACGGTGCAATCCGTTTTGTCTTTCCACATAGATGGATTGACCGGAATCCATTGCCCACGGAGTTTTACGACTTTCTCCCGGTCCTGGTGCTTTAGTAGAAGCATGTAGATCGTGCGGCAAAGGTCTTTGATGCCGGTTTCGGCAAAATTGCGTGCAATCAATTCGACGCGGGACTGTGCCGCGTTCATTACTTGATTTACGGCAGTCGCAGTGGTGTGGCTCGTTAAAGCGTTTTCATTAAGGCCCTGCGACATCTTGGAAACACCGGCTCGGCTTTCGCGGATGCCGTCCAGATACTCCAGCATCTGGAATGAATATGGCTCAAGGGTCGGTGTGGCCAGTGGCATGACGGCGTTGGGGCTTTTTACGCGAACTACCCCGCCCGGTCTTTGTGTGAGCAAATCGTCCAACTGAACTTGGCCCTCTAGAACTGCGTAGCGACCGAAGTTCTGGTTGTAAGCGTTGTCCATTAAATTGCGCATCAAAACGGACTTAATTTTTTGAAGTTCCATCGTGATGTCGGCTATGGACAAGCCGAAGAATTTGCCAACCATTCGGATTGGCGTAATCGATACGAAAGGAATCGTGTCAACTACTTCGTTTTCGAGGATCGTTTTTCCGATGCTGATAACTTTTCTAATCTGCGCCAGACCGGTGCCGTCGAAGTCGGTTCGGATGTAACTCTCGTAAACCCAGAACTCCTGCATCGACTCGTCATCGGTGTAGAGGCTGTCACTACTTCCGAACGAGAAATCATCACTTGAATCGAAACGGTATCGGGCTTGGCGTTCTCCGGAGAAGGTGTCTTTGTCAGTGGCACCCGCACGTATTTCATCGAGATCAATATCGAAGCCTTGCTCGCGTAATTCCGTGACTGTTTTGCGAACCCGGTGACAGACGAAGTGGGAATCTTGGATGGTCTTGGTCATCCGGGCGACCAGGATCTCGTCGGGCGGTACGGCTTCGATGTGGACCTGCCCTTCTGAGTTATCGCGATGGATGACGACGTCATGCAGGGTCGCAATCTGGTCTTCCATCTCTTCGTCGTTGGCCGTGTGCTCAATGACTTCTATGCTGTCATCAGAGATCAACGCATCGAGCTCAATGTCGCTTAAACCGGAATACTCCTCTCGATCGATCTTCTCGCTTTCGTCCCACCAGACTTTGATGAATCCGACTTTCTGAAGCAGTGCAGACTTGCAGAAATCGTAAATTACGGACCAGCCGTCGTTCTCTTTCATGAGAACGTGGTTCACGTAACTACTTGCTTGTTGTGCTACTTCTGAATCTTCGGGGCCTACTGGGTTAAATGTGCAGACTTCGTCACCTGAAGCGAACACGCGCATGAGTGATGGCATCAGCCATTCGACAGTGTCTTGAACGGTGGAGTCGACAAATTGCGAACGCCCTTCGACTTCGTTGCCAAACGGTAGGCCGTAGTAATACTCCATCGCCTTTTCGCGTTGTTCGCTGATACCGTCGTCATAACCAAGAGCATCGGTGACGTGCTGATCAATTAGGGAGATCAGTTCTTCGTCGGTCATTTTTTCTGTTTTTGCCATCTAATGTCTTTCCAAAATCTTTATTCGATCCAACAAGTCTTCGTCGGAAATAACAAAATTGCGGGTACGTTTGCCTTCAAGCCATGCCCTTGCTTCCGACTCTTTGGTGAACAACGGTAGATCGGTATCCATGTAGCCACTCTTTTTGTCAAAAAATCCCCATGAAGGTTGCCCAGCCAACTTTCCAATCTCATGTGTCTTCGGTGTCACCTTCAGAAATTGACGACTTTGCTGGTCGAGGTATTTGATGCCTGGAATACCGCTCGAATTAAGAACTTTAGAAGCCCGTTTTTGTCCCAATTTGCGGCCCATCACTTCAACTAAAGTACCGCCATCGGCTGTGTTTGCTACACCATATTTATGGGCGAGCCGATCGACATGTTGTCCTTGCACCTTTGACGTGGCATCCCATCCCAGCATCTTGGCGATGTCGGAATCTGGAATGTCAGTTGTGTAACAACTGCTTTCAGCTTTCTTGATATTTATTTTGGTGC